GAGAGCATCGAATAGGACTACCTCACGAAGTAGTAAAGAAATGGCAGAGTGAAAGTAAATTTGTAATTTTGTAGACATGAAAGTAGGCAGACCATCGAAATACGATCCCTCTAAAAACGATGCCGTTATTGATTTAATGGCAGAGGGTGCTTCTTTGGTCGAAGTAGCTGATTTTTTAGACGTAGATCGAAAGACAATCTGGGATTGGTGTAATGAAGACTCACCTAGATACAACGATGAGTTTTGTAACGTCATAAAAAGAGGCTATCAAAAATGCCAGGTCTGGTGGGAGAAACAAGGCAGAGCTAATTTGCAAAACAAAGACTTTAGTTGGGTAGGCTGGTTTATGAACATGAAGAACCGATTCCCTGAAGATTGGAGAGACAAGAAAGAAGTCGAAAACAAAACCGAGATCACTGGAGGCAGCGTTAAAATCATCGCTGAAGGTGAAGACCCTGAAACAAATGAATGAAGCCACCATTCAGAGTCTCAAAAGTATTCAAAGAAAACTGGACGTGGAAGCCTGGAGTTGACCTCATCGTAAACAGAGGCGGGACCAGCTCAGGGAAAACCTACTCAATCCTTCAAGTAATCTTTTTGAAAGCCTATACAGATCCAGGCTGCGTGATTACAGTGGTAGGGCAGGATATACCGAACCTTAAAAAGGGAGCGATCAGAGATGCTGCTACAATCGTCAATAGCTCAGAGTGGTTGAGAAGTCAGATCAAGTTTTACAATAAGTCAGATCGATTCTACCAGTTCTACAACGGCTCAATAATTGAGTTCAACTCATACGATGACGAGCAAGATGCTAAGAACGGAAAGCGTGACTACTCTTTCTTCAATGAGGTAAACGGTATTCCCTACGAGATATTTGAAGCGATCTATGTAAGAACAACTAAGATGACATGGGCTGACTTTAATCCTAGCTCTACATTCTGGCTAACTGATAAGCGAATCGAGCAGAGGGCAAATGTCAAGACGATCAAATCAACATTTAAGCACAACCCGTTTCTATCTGAAAAGACAGTTGAGAAAATTCTAAGCTATGAGCCAACAAAAGAAAACGAGAAAGAAGGAACAGCAAACGAGTACCGATGGAAGGTCTACGGATTGGGTGAATACGCAGCTATTGAAGGTGCTATATTTAAACGCTGGTCGAAAGGATCGTTTAACGAAGAACTGCCTCACATTTGGGTAGTCGATTGGGGTACAAAAGACCCTTTTGTGCTGATCAAGTTTGCTCTCGACCACGAAAAGCGAAAGATATACGCCAAACAGTATTGCTATGAGCCTGCTGGTGATCGTGGCTACTCATGGATGAAGCGAATCGTAGAGCGTTATGCTGGCAAAGATGATCTAATCGTAGCAGATAACGCAGAGATGATCACGATAAACCAGTTCAGAGCTGATGACTTTAATATGATTCCATGCTACAAGCCTAAGATCGTAGAGCGTATCAGGTGGGCGCAAGACTATCACCAGGTGATCGACGATTCGCCCGACATCGAGAACGAGCTGAACAACTACAAATGGGCTGATAAACGAGGTGAGCTACCTATCGATGACTTTAATCATGCTATGGATGCAATCGGCTACGGAGTGAGCTACTACAAGATGAATGTTCTGAGATCGTAAAAATCGCACTTATCGAGTTCAAAGATTTTGTTTAATTTTGCAACAAAGACTGCTCAATGGCTAGTAACTTCGGATCATGGTTAAGATCAATTCCAATACTCAATAGATTCAATCAAGGACACTCCTGGTTGCCTTTATCATTCGCTGGTAATGGATTCTCATTTAAGAAAATCACAGATCGACAAGCGGTCGAAGATGGTTACATGGGTAATCTTAACTGGTATGCTATCGTAAAGAAAGCAGCCGAAGGAGCAGCTAGTCTGCCGTATTCCATTCAAGTTAAAAGCGGAGAGGAATGGATCGAAGTCGATAAAGAGAATGACCCAGTTGCGCAGTTCTTTTATAATCCTAATCAAGATCAATCATTGATCGACCTACTTGAAGCAGCTTTCATCTACTACTACACTACTGGAGAAGCATTCTTTGTAGCGCCTCAAGAAGCGATCGGATTCAATTCTAAAGAAGTAAAGACGATCCCACCTGAGCTGATGAAGATCAAAATGGAGACTGATGACATCATGAGCAATGTTAGCCTTTACGAAATTCACCAGCCTAACGGAAGTATAGAAAAGCTCACGCCTTTAGAGGTTTGTCATATGAGAATGTTTAACCCTTCAGTCGAAGGCTTTAAAGTTAGAAACGGTTTAAGCCCTCTTCAAGCTGCATACAATAAGCTAAGAGCAAGCAACAACCAGGCGACTGGTCAAGCAGTTTACTTTGAGAACAGAGGTATCTCTACGATCGTCTCACCTACAGGAGGAGCAGCTGGAGTAGTAATGGCGAAGAGTGATAAAAAAGCTATTGACGAAGCGACTAGTCAGAGAGTTGGTGGTTCACATAAAGTCAATGGAGTGATAACAGTCACATCTCCAGTCCAGACTTCTCAGCTTGGTTCTTCTGCTTCAGATATGCAGATGCTAGAGCAAGGTACATCGATGCTGAGAGAGTTGTGCAATGCTTTGTTTATGCCTTCAGAGATGTTTAATGACCCTGATAATAAGACTCACGCAAATAGAAAAGAAGCTGTCAAGACGATGTATCACGACGTATTCCTACCAGCAGCTAATCGATTCATGAGAGCTTACGAAAAGGCAATCATCAAGCCTTACGGGTTACGAGAGAATGGAAAGGAATACAGAATCACAGTAGATACTAGCAAGATCGAAGCACTTCAGCCGGACCCATTCGAAAAGAAAAGAATGCTACTCGATGAGGTCGAGCGAGGAGTGATCTCAAGAAATGAATACAGAGAGGCTATAGGACGTGAGCCACTTACTAATGATGGTATGGACGAACCAACTGTGCAACAACGAATCTACACAGTTAATCCAAGTATGGGAGAAAATTCTTAATTTTGTAGCTATGCCAGAAATGAAAACAGGATACCAAGAAAAAACTTTCGGACTTGACTTCAAGATCGAGAAGCAAGAAAACGAGCGAGTACTTGTCAAAGGATATTTCTCTGGCTTTAAAACAATCGACTCTGATGCTGATGTGATAATGCCTGGAGCGTTTCAGAAGTCAATTCAAGAAAGAGGACCTAAAAGTCAAGCCAATAGAAAGATCGCACACTTGGCTTTTCATGATCTTAATAGACCAGTTGGAAAACTGCAAGTCTTAAAGGAAGACGATAAGGGATTATACTTCGAGAGCTTACTTGGAACTCACACAGACGGAGCTGATGCGGCTAAAATGTACGAAGAGGGAACGATCAATGAACACTCGATCGGGTTTAGATATATCCCTACAAAGATGGAGTTCGTCGAGCTAGACTCAGAAGAAAAGATTGATGCTCTTATCACAAGTGGTGAGTATGTATCGATAAACAAAGAAGCGGTAATGCGCTACGGTGGTTACTTCAAGATTCACGAGGTTAAGTTATACGAAGGTAGCTTTGTTACATTTGGTGCCAACGAGAACACACCTAACCTAACTGGTAAGAGCGAAAAAGAACTTGATACATTCAGAGCAGACCTAGATGAAAAGGTGTCTGAGCTGATGCGATCGATCAACGACGGAGAAAAAGGTTTGCAGATTGAAAGACAAATTTTATATATTTGCAAACATTACGAAGCACTTGGAGGTGCTGAGCCGCTATCAAAGCACTCGGTAGAACAAGCCGCAAAAGAGCAGAACGCAGAGTCTGACAAGGGCAAACAATCATTTTTTGAGATCATGGCGAAAGCCTGATCTAAACTCAAAAATACCGAGTTATGAATAAATTCAACACATTCCTTGAAGAAAAAGGAATCAAATCAGAAGACTTTTCTGCTATGGATGCAGAGAAGCAAGCCGAACTTTACAACGAGTTCAACGAGGCTAAAAGAAAAGAAATCGAAGAGGCTATCGAGTCAAAAGCGACCAAAGAGGATATCGCTGACTTGAAAGCTGAACTTCAGTCTACCATGACTGATCAAATGAAGTCTCTTAACCAGGCTTTAAAAGATCAGGGCTTGGCAATCAAAAAACTCTCTCAGTCTGAGAAAGCAGAAAGAGCTGCTTCATTCGAAAGCGAAGTGAAAGCTGGACTTGCTGAGAACCTTGAGAAACTGAAGAGTCTTAAAAGCTCTAAGTCAGGTGAGTTCAAGTTTGATGTTAAAGCCGCTGGAAGCATTACAAGTTCGAATATCTCAGGAGGTAATGTACCTGTTGAAGATCGAATTGAAGGTTTAAACACCGTTGCTTCTCGTCAGGTACGCTTCCTTGATTTGCTCAACAGACAATCTACTGAGTCAAATATCGTTTCATGGGTTTACCAAGCCAACAAAGACGGTGCTGCTGGACAGACTGCTGAGGCTAGTGCTAAAAACCAGATCGACTTTGACCTAGTTGTGAGCTCTGAAAGCGTTAAGAAAACTACTGCTTACATCAAAGTATCGACTGAGATGCTTGATGACGTAAGCTGGATTGAGTCTGAGATTAATAATGAGTTGAGACGTGAGCTTTTAAAAGCTGTTGAAAGCGGAGCATACGAAGGTGACGGATTAAGCAACAACTTGAACGGTGTTCGTACAGTTGCTAATCAGTTCAGCCCTACTCCTACCTTCGCAGCGAAAGTGGACAACGCCAACGCAGTTGACGTGCTTGTAGCTGCTCTTGATCAAATCGAGAAAGAAGATCACGAAATGGTAAGACCTGCGATCTTCATGAACCCTAGCGATGTGAACTTCCTAAAAGCAACCAAAGTAAGCTCTACTGATAAGCGTTATGTAGAACGACTTGTGATGGTTGGAAGTACTCTTATGCTAGATGGATATGTTCCTATCATCAAATCAACTGCGGTTACTATTGACCAGTACCTTGTAGGAGACTTCTCAAAGGCTTACTTAGTCGAAAAAGGAGGTTTGAGCATCGAAGTAGGTCTTGACGGCAACGACTGGACTGAAAACATGAGAACTATCATCGCTGAATGGAGAGGTCTTGTTTACGTTAAGAACAATGATCGCACAGCATTTGTAGCTGGTGACTTTACTACTGACACTGCTGCACTTGAAACTCCGTAATAAGGAGTAAGCAAACAAGAAATTAGGGTGAGTACTTAGTACTTGCCCTTTTTTATTCATATTTGCAATATGATAGTCAGTTTCTTTTCGAGGGATTAAAGAATTTTCTACTCTCTGTTTATAGTGAAGCCTCAGCGTAAGTTGGGGCTTTTCTTTTTAAAATAGTATATTTGCTAAAATTTTGTTATCATGAAGATTATAGGAACAGGAAAAGAGCATAAAGGTCATAAGCTCGAAAAAGGAAAGACATACGAAGTATCTGACCAAGTTGGCGAGATTAATATCGCTAGAGGTCTAGCTACAAAAGCTGGAGAAAAGCAAACTGAACAAGAAGAAGCGCCTAAAGCTAAGCCAAAGGCTAAAGCAAAGAAGGCTATGGAAGAAAAGAGCTAAAAACCCTTTGAGAATCCTGAAAGAGAGCTGCTAACGTGGCTCTTTTTTTTTGCTTACTTTTGTAGTATGAAAACATTTGTCTTTACAGCCTTGATGCTGCTTTCGATTTACTCAAGCGCACAGGTTTATTACAAGATATCACGATGAGTATTTTAAAAACAACAGATTTTGCTTCAGGTAGGGTAAAGGTTAGCCAAGATCAATACAATGTTTCTGATTTTGCTGATTTTATTACAGACGAGAGAAACTACATGAGAATTAAGACTATTTTAGGGAATACTCTAGGCCAAGAGCTTATCGACGATCTTACTGGCGACCCAGCAGTACCTCAAACGGCTAAATTCACTACAATCTTTTCTGAATTTGAATACGAGTATGAAAACATCTCAGGGTATTCGATAGGATTGAAAGAAATTCTAAAGCGTTTATGCTACTACGACTATGTGACTCAGCAAGCTGAGCTTAACCAAAGCGGTGGTAATAAAGTCGTTCAGCACGAAGCTAGTCAGCCAGCTACATTTGCTATAAAGCTGGTGAGGCTTTACAACGAAGCTATCGATGGTATAAGAGAGCTTCAGCTATACGTTAATGACAACGATGATACTTATACTGACTTTGATGGTAAGTATTTCGAATACGAAACAATTTTATGATTCAGGTAAAAACAGTACTCTCTCAAATTATCGGTGATCTGAGTTTGAACTTAGATATCGACTCTGTTACTGATAATGGAGACGGCACATACACGCTTTCAGTCGATAACACGCAGTATCTCAACGTAGGAGCTAGTGTAACACTAGATTCAGTTGATTATACTGTCACGAGCTTTATTTTGAATGACTCAGTTACAATCTCAGGAGATAGCGCACCGACTACCGGAATAAAAAAGCTGCCAAACCCAACATTCGCACACGGAAAGTATAAAGCGGTAAATTCTCAGCTATCAATGAGACAGCCGATTGATTATATGCCTCTTGTTTGGATGTATGAGCTGCTACCTAGAACTCAGCCTGACGATCCTTTATCATTGATTGACTCAGAAGGCCAGGTAAGAATGTTTTTCTGTATGTCGGCAAAGTGGGATGATTGGGAAACAACGGATCACTACACAGAAGTCTTTGAGCCGTTGAATAATGTAATTGATGCGCTGATTCAAAAGATGCGAGTCAGTCCGATGATAGGAGAACTAGGTGCAATAGAGCGCACGAATCACCCGAAGTTCGCAACTGGTGGTAATACTATAGATGGAGGTCAAGAAAGTGCGATACTACCAGGATATGTAAGCGCAGTAGAGGTTATTATTGATCTTCCGATACTTCAGTCGACAAGTTCATGCAATGGGCTAAAAGACACGAGCTGCGCTCCTGGACAAGTGATAAATCAGGAAGGAATAACTTTAGGTTATGCGCCTAGTGGAGGATTTTTGCAAGTGAATACATCAGGAATAGATGCTACGGTGGAGAACAGTGATAATAGCTACAATGACACGGTTGCAAGTGGCGGCACTTTGGTTCTACCTGATATACAAGTAACGGACAGCGACGGAAGTACAAGCAGTTTTCCTTCGGTCAAAGATGTAGTTTGCTCGCCTGTTGCGGATGCTAGCGTAGAAAACAGCGACGGGACATATACGAACACAGTTGCAAGCGGTGGTACTTTAATTCTTCCTGATATAACAGTTACAGATTCAGATGGTTCGACTTCTTCTGTACCTAGTGTTCAAAACGTAATTTGTACGCCATCAGCAGATGCTACGGTAGAAAATAGTGATAGTAGTTACACGAATACTGTTGCAAGTGGTGGAACGCTTACGCTTCCTGATATTACAGTAACGGACAGCGATGGGAGTACGTTTACTCAACCATCAGTAGTTAATGTAGTTTGCAGTTTAGCAGCAGATGGTACGGTGAATGTAAACAGTGTATTTTTTGACAACGTAGCTTCAGGAGGAACTTTAAACATCGAAGTACGTCAATCAAGTGGAAGTACTTTAATAGGTTCAAAACAAGGACAATATTTTAGAATACCTGATAGCGTAATCACATTAGACAATACAGATGGCACTACATTATCCACTACAAATGTGCTAGCCACAGACCCATTAACTTTAACAGCACCTGATGCTACT